CTTGAATCAGATCAACGGACTTTTCCAGAGCGCCTTTGAAAGCCTGACGCTTACAAAAATCCAGCGTTTTGTCCTTGACATATCCGATATCACCCGGATTCGGATTGGCCTTGACGCGCAGCAAAAACTCGATGATCTGGTCTCGAATGATGTCATCGCCGACGTCTGACAGTTCTTCTTTGATGACTTGGACCAACAAACCCAGCGTCGGAAAGCAGCGATACTTGTCGTAATAAGAAAAGTACTTCTCCGTCAGAAACCTGAGATAGTCGGTGTCAAAAAAGTTGGGCCTCATCACCTCAACCATCTGAGCGGCCCATGGCTTGTCGGTCACTAGGCCTTGAAATATCTTTTCTTGAAAATTTTTGCCGTAGCGTGAAAAGTGATGGACTTCGTTGGAATTTTCGATGATCTGTTTGAGAAATTGGTTCTGGATGCTCACCGATACCTCACGGAATTGATTGCGGTAAAGTGGCGGTCGACGTCAAAGTTCAGCATGCCTTGCTGTGACATCAAGCGCAGTAATGACATTTTATCAGATTTTCCTGTATTTTCAAGCTGGCCATTGATTTTTTGAATTTGGTCTGCGGACAGGCTTGAGGTGTCCAGGTGCATCAATTTCCAATTCTTCTTGGCCAATTCTTTGCTTTCTGAGATGGCTTTAATCGTCTTGCTCCTTTTTTGCTTTGCCAGCTCTGTTGCCTGCTCGACCAGTTGCTCGCAGGATATAAATTCATCTCCAGCTAGATCTGTAAACCACTTTGATATATTTTTGAATCCTGCGCCTTTTACTCCAGAAACATTGTCGCTATTGTCTCCCACAAAGCAGCGAGCTGTCACAAAGTTAGTAGGGCTGATTCCAAATTTTTCTATCACTGTCTGCTTGTCTATAATTTTTTTCTGGCCGGGAGAATATTGAACTACATGATCCCCTATGAGCTGGTGAAGGTCCTTGTCAGAGGAGACCACAATTGTTTCTGTGTCTTTTAAAATGTATCTTGCGATATATCCGATAACATCGTCCGCTTCACAGTCCTTTACGTAAATCTGAGTTATTGGTAGATTGCCCAAGGCTTTGACCAACAACGAGATCTGCATGGTGTGGTTGCTAACTGTCGCGGGAATGTCATCCTCATAATATCTATTCAGCGTCGCCGGTCTTCGCCCCATTTTATAGGATCCGGCAATTGCACGCCGCCTCATATTGCCGCCCGATTCCCACACGACAATAAGCCGCGAAGGGTTGAACTGCTCGCAGAGAATTCCCAGGCCCTTCAAAAAGCCCAGGAATCCTCCAACGTGCTCGCCGTTGTCGGACATTGAAGGATTGACGCAAAAATGCCGCGTAAACACATTTAGGCCATCACACACCAAAATTGGATTTTTCACCTATGCCTCGAGTGCTTGCAGACTTTCTTCCATGTCGTCGGCTATGGCTTTTACTTCTTCATAAGACTCTGTGTCAATATCCATCTGGTTAGGATCAGAAAGCTTTCTGACAAAAGCATCTTCAATCAAGTCTTCCAAATAATCTTTGTATTCGGGATTAGTTAAAATTTTATCAAAATCTGATTTATAAAACTTTTTTTCCACAAATACTTCGCCAGTTTTTTCATCAACTACGTGCAATGTTTTCCAGGTGCTAGTGCCTGTAACACTAACTAATTTTCCATTACTTTTTGATTCTCCGTGTTTTCTTAGCTCGTCGAAAAGCTGCTCGTGTTCTCTGATTCCCTTGCCAAAGTGAATTTCAAAATTGCAGGTTCGGAAGGGCGCAGCAACCTTGTTTTTGATGGTCTTTGCCGACACATTAATGCCAATGATTTCGCCGTCCTTATTTTTGATAGGCTGACCTGCACCAAGCTTAATGCGTACTGAGGAGTGGAAGGGAATGGCTTTTCCACCCGGTGTCGTAGTTGGGTCGCCATACATTACGCCAATTTTCATGCGAATCTGATTGAGGCAGATCATCAACACGTTTTGATTGGCAATGACGCCGGTAATCTTACGCATGCCCTTGGAGATTGCTCGAGCCTGCAGGCCGATGGTCTCTTTGTCGTAATCGCCAGTAAGCTCGGCTTTGGGAGAAGTGGCCGCAACAGAGTCCCAAATAATGGTGATGGGTACATCTTTGTCCATGGCTTTGGCTTTCATGATGGTAGACTCAGCAATACTCAATACCTCTTCGGTGCAGTGAGTGTCGACATAGACAAAACGCTTGCTGATGTCCACTCCTAATAAGCTAAGGTTTTCAACAGAAGTGGCATTTTCCGTGTCAATATAAACTACGATGCCGCCCAGATCTTGCGTTGATTTGGCCAACTGAATGGCGATGTGCGACTTGCCAATCGAAGGCGGACCAAAAATTTCTACAATGCGGCCCTCAGGCAAGCCTCCGTTTCGACGATTTGCAACAAGGTAATCAAGCTGCTTGGAACCGGTACTGATCCACCTCTTTACGTGGGTCGGAGAATCATCGTGCTCCAGATTGTAAGCAATTTTTGATCCATGATCTTTGTTGATAGACTTGATCAAATCTTGCGTAAAATCTTCCATGATATTTTCTGTATTCTTCTTTTTTCTAGCCAATGTAATTTCTCCTGGTTTTTTCGATTATAATGAATTACGTCTGCATAAACAAAAAAAATGCGGGGCAGCAAAACCGCCCCGCATCTATTCAATATTGCTGATTTAGCAATATTCGCTAAAGATTTTCTAGGTCAGCAAAAGCATCGTCAAGATCTTTCATCGTGTTCGATGAAGAATCAGAGCTTTCGGACTCCGGAGCTTTTGAGGACTTGGTGCTAAAGTCTCCGCGTGAAGTGCCAGAAGATTCTTCTGGATCTTCAAGCCAGGCATTGATAATTTTTTCCAGCTCTTCGTAAGACTTGCACGAATACATTTCATCGAGATTCGGGATGTTATCAATCCACTCCTTAGCCTGCTTTTTGCTGGATGCAAGAGCTGTAGCTTTTGGACGAGGACGTACAGAAGTCTCAGCCCACATACGACCAGGTTGTTTTGAGCAGGAAACCTTGATGTCAAAACCTTCGTTCACATCGGTGATGTCTCCATAGTCAGAGTCCAACATGATCTTAAGCAGATCTTGATAAACTGTCTTGCCGAAAGACCACAGGCGAACACCTTTATCTTCTTCTCCGCGCACAATCACAGCTGCATAGCTGCGCATCTTAGGATAGAGCTTTTTGGCAAGCTCGTAGGATTCTTTGGTATCATCGCTACGAAGCTTGGTGATGAGCTCTTGAAAGGGATCAGGCTTGCCAAACTGATAAGGTGCCAGAAGGCCCGGGTTATTACCAATGTTGTAATAAAAGTAACGCTCCTTGAAAGGCTGACCGTCGTTGTCCGGAAAAGCAATAATGCGAACCGTCTCTTCTTCGTTTTCGGTCGGACGCCACATGGTATTCTTGCGCGAATTAACGCCGCTCAGTTGATTGAGCTTCTTCTGCAATGCTGCTAGATTAACTGCCATTTTCTAAACCTCCATAATGTTAAATTGGCAAAATTCAAATTGCAATATGCAATCGATTAGAATATTAGTAGTTTAAAGTTTAAAATACAAAAATTATTTGCGCTTATTTTTAGGTGGTCGCGCTCCACCAAAAGCATCTCCGGCAGCTTCAGCCGGCGACTTGCGATGATCTACTCTGGAATTGGGATAAGTGGCATCAGTACCAAGAGGAGTTGTGGCTCCGGCAATATTTGCCACCACGCTCTGTTCCTCTTGTTCATCGTCATCTTTTGGCAGATCAGGTTCAGTCAGGAGACCGTTTTCCGGCTCGTCGACGTCTTCTGTCAGCATCCACTTAACGTACTTCCAAAGTTGACCTTGCATGCTTATAAATATGGCTCTACTAGGATTTCATCTCATTTAAAGCAAACGTTCTGGCAGTGTGCAGAGACTGTGCCAAGGGCAAAATTTCGTTGGCATAGAATCGATTCTCGTCGTACTGAAAGCCGCCAGAGGTCGCCACAGCCACCCACTCTTCTCGATCGACTTGAAAGCCAAACTTGGCCAGATAGTAAAGAGTGCGATGTGCCACAGACATCTTGGGACAATTTTCATTGTACTTGTAATTGCGGCCCAATTTTTCTCGGTGCCAATCAGAAGTCTCAGGCAGATACAGGTCCAGACCTTCCTCCAGATCACCCAGTCGGCCCAGTTCGTGCACTAGAGCCACTCGAACCAGCTTCTTAGGATTAACTACAGCATCAAATGCCCGACAGTGCTTGGCGGTATTAAGAGCAAAACTGATAAGGCCACCGGGCACGCCACCAAATTCAGGCTTCATATCGCGAGGCGACAAGGCCAGACGCTCTCCTAAAGCCCCCTCCAGCTTGTCGACAGCATCGTGAGAGTTGGGAAAAAATTTGCGCAGTAACGCAATGTACTTATCGTACGAACCTTTAATATCTTCAGCGTTGTATTCCATGCTGATACTATATTATTTTTTTCGCATTTTTTTAGGAATTATTGTAGGAGTATCTGTTTCTTGTATAGGAATAAAGCTAATCTCATCTTCCAGCTGCAAAACTCCGGCATTTTCTGCTGCCCAGAGTGTGAGGTGAATATACTTTAGCGCAGATCGCTTATCTAAATCTTTAGATTTTATAGGTACTGTAAAGATTTGATTGTCTTCAATTTCTTTTAATTCAGGCATTCTGTATGCTTCGGCCATAACCTCGTTATTTTCAATCGCTTGCTCGATGATTGAAAAGGCTTTTTCGATATCTGTATTGCCTTCCTGTCTTTTGACTCCCAGGTCATTAAGCAGTTCATTCGGTTCATTTTTTGCACGAACCCCTACCGACGCAACATCGCGGTTAAATTGGCCGCGACCAACTGCGCCAACTATATCTACTTTTGTAATTCTTTTATCTTTTTTGTCTTTTGGTTGCTCTTTGAGCAGCTCCAACATGGCCCGCTTGATCATCGTATTCAATTTTTTGGTGCTCATATTGCTAACCTCACTGCACTAATTATCCAGCTCTTCGACTTTAGTTGGAAACCAAGTACCTTCAAAATACAAACTAGATGCATTACTGAAAAATTCTTCTTTTGATGTATCGGGCACTTCAACAATCAGTGCATCGTGAATTACAACTAGCGGACGGACTTCCGGGTTGAGCTCGCAAAGATCGGCAAAGAGCAGCAGAGCCAGTTCGGCAGCAGTCGACTGAACGTAGTGGTTGACCCTTAGCCTCGGTTGCTTGACTGCTTCGTGCAGAGGTCGACCAAATCTGTTCTTGATAATTCCCTGATTGGCTTGACCATCTAGCTTCTGTTGTAGCCGTGCAATGCCAAAATATTCTTTTACCCTCTCCATTAACTGTTTGGCCGCGCGCAAATTGCCAAGTTGCGCAGATAGCCGTCGAACTCCAGCGCCGTATAGAGTGCTCAGCGTGGCCAGCTTGGCATCATCGCGATTGGACACTTCGCACATTTGCATCACCGAAGCATAAACATCCTCGAAGTCTAGCTCGTCAGAACCTTCCCAAAGGGTCACACGAGGCTCAAGTGAGGTGAAGTCAATGGAATATATACGTGCATCTTTGCGTGAGCTCTGGATGCAACTACGGGCCTCTCTGGGCAGCGTAAGAAAGTTGGGGCCGTTGGTGACGATCAAGCGACCGGTGGACGTTCCCGAGGTGGAATATTCGATCCGAGCTGTGCCGTTGATCTGATTGTTCAAATGTTTGAGCAAAGCATCGATATTGGCTGATTCTGATGCAACCTTTCTGACGTCCAGATCAAAACTTTGCAGAGAATCCAAGAAGGCTCTGATTTTATGCCATGTACTAAGATAGCCCGAATAGGATGATAACCCATGGGCAAATCGCTTGCGTTGTTCTGTGATACTTTTGCGAAGGGCTGGCGTGGCCAATACCGGCCACATGCCGGCCGGACAGTTGAGATTGGCCAACATTTTCAAAAGACTGGGCGGCAGAGACTTTGCATCCTGGCCCGTAATCACCGATTCAAGCTCGTCAAGTTGCGACCAAGATATTTGAAAATTTTCATTCGCGTCTGTTTCGAAGAGCTTGACGCGTGAATTCAGGACATTTTCATAAACTTGCATGCTGCAATTATTGTAAAAATATTCAGTTTATTCAGTCTTAATTGTCTCCCAACTCGGGCAGCTTCCAGCTTTGTTCCATATTTTGCGCGATTCGTGATCGGAGAAGTTTTTCTTCGAGTCGAGCGGCTCGAGACCGGCGCCGAGCACGGCGCGTTTTAAGGGCTCTGCGTATTTTAGCTTTTTCTGCCGCAACAATTTTATTAGTATCTGCTAGAGCTGCATCTAAAAGTATGCTTTCTATTTGATTTAAGGAATTACTATACACACCCCATATGTCCTGGGGTCTCATTTGAAGCTGCAGCT